GTATTAAACTCTTGATTAATTCTTTTGATTTTGTAATCTTATATGCTTTAATGTAATCACTTATATCTTTTATACCAAACTTTTTATATTGTTCTTCTGGTATATGAATATAAGGACAATCTATAGAAGCACTTAGTTTTTTAGCACCTTTTATACCAGCTTCATCATTGTCATAAAAGATATATATTTTTTTAAACCTATTCTTTAATTGATCAATTAATTTATCTGGTATTGAAGCGTGTTCACCTGTTGGCGCTACTGCAGTATAACCAAGTCTATCTAAGACTATTACATCTTTTTTACTCTTAGTTATTATAAGTATATTCCCAGTCCAAGGTAATTGCTCATATCCATAAAGATCATAAGTAGTACAATTTGTTCTAAATTTATCTTTCCTATCACCATATGGATTATATATTTGAAATTTGTCATATACTTCATATGCATATAATGGTTTTTCCTTAGTGTAAAATATATTTGACATTATATCATTTACCCAAAAAGTTTGTATAGGGTAAACTAAATGTTTCTTTAATAACTCTCTGTCTATAAAATATTGTTCCCAATATTCATCATCTGTTTTCGTAAAATTCTTTCTAGATATAGATATGGTAGTTCTAACATTTTCATAAGAGTCTTTTATATACTTGCCTATTGCAGAACATTGTATATTACCTATGATAATATCATCCCATATTTTCTGTAAAGAATCTTTATATGATATATTATGTAATTTTTCTACAAATTTTACAACATTACCTGTTTCACCTGTAGCTTGATCTTTCCATAATAAATCACCACTTTTAGATGATTTGAATATACCAAAAGAAGGATGTATATCTGATCTAAATGGTGAGGACATTATTTTACCTACTTTAATATTACCACCTATATAATATTGATATATATCATATTCAGTGGTACGTTTAAGTATGTCCTTGAGAGTTATTGTTTCTATTCCTTTATCTATATTAAACATAGTAAGGATTATTAAAGGGGGTGCTTTTAAACACCCCCTGAATATATATTAGAATGGCAATTCATTGTCTCCATCTGTGGAAGCCATTGCTCCACTAGGAATACCTGCCATAGAAGAATTCTCATGTATTTCGTCTATATCATTAGGATTTGTCCTAACAGACGGTGCATCAGGCTTAGTTTTCACGATTTTATCATCATTACTCATAGCAAGCCTTGATTTCTCTTTTGGAGTATCTTTCATATTTTCTATAAAGGGTACATAATTAGGAAAAGTAGTATAATTCTTATCATTATAGATAATCTTTACCCTAAATAACTTATCTTTATAGTTATCTCCAATTATTGAGATAATCTTCTCGCAGAAACCTTTAAAAGTTTCTACTTTAAATTTAAGTAAGTCTTCATTTACTATTTTGGTAGCAATGTGCCTTACTCTTTTAATTTGGTTAATTGTTTTTTTCTCAAGCTTTTCTTGAGCTTTTTCGTCATTAGTGTTTATAGTAGGTATAAACTCTGTATGAATAAAGGACTGACCTTCATCATTTAAAAATGAAAATTCCAGGAATTCAGTACCGCTTTTGCTAGTACCATATCGAATAGGGTATTCGCCGTTGGCTTTTCCTAATCTGACATTTTCGTGTATTCCTGGTAAAATATATGTTAAACCAGTGCTTTCTGAATCAATATTTATTGTTAAATCGTACATAAATAAAACTCCCTATTAATTAATTGTTATTTTTGTTCAGACAATACTTTTCTAACATTCTGTAGGAATAACCAAGCATCATTTTCAGCTTCGTTTTGTAAATCATTCTCTAAAAACATTGGTGGTGTTTTAGCAGATGATTTTCCATCAGAATTAAGTGTAAAGAAATATTGTCTTTTTTTATCTGTATTCACTTTCATATCAGCATAGTGTACTAAGGTAAATTCCTTCTCTACTAAACCTTTCCATTCCTTACCTTTTACAGATATTCTTTTTTCTATAGCTCCTTCTTCTGTCTCTACCCATTCATAATGGGCTGCAACTATAATGTCTTTATTGTATCTTTTAATTATATATAAAAGTTTACCAATTTCTTCATTATAGAAGTTCCAGACATCGAAACCACGTTTTACTTCTCTTGCTGTTTTAAGCAGGCTGTCCACATAAGCAGAAAAACTATCTAAAACTACTACTGTAATCTCAGGATTTTTTGCGAACTCTATTAACTTCTGATACGTTTCTTGCCAGTCTTTGGGAGTACTGTAATATTTGAATTTGTTTATGAAAGGCAAAGCCTTCCCTTCTGCATTAATAAAACCTGTCTGATTAGGATCCATATTCCTAAATGACATTGTTTTACCTTTACCTGAACCACCTACTATCGCATATTGATATGTAGGCATAATTTTTGTTTTTAAATTAAAAAATGAGGAACCTAAGCCCCATGAACTTAGGTCCTCATTAAATTCTATTTCCTATAGTTCACGGAGCCATCCACCACTACCAAAAGCAGGGCGAACAACTTCATACCTAGTTCCGTCTATGATTACATATTCGAAACCATCAAACAGGTCAATATAAATCTTATATTGTTTAAACCCTATTTTAACGAACGTGTTGAATACACGAATAGGAAGAACTTGCGGTTCCCTTTTCTTAGGGGCCGGACGAGTTATTGTTATATCAATTACCATTTTGGGTTCTTCTTTTTTTACGGGTTCAGCAACTGCAATTGCAGTTATAGAACTTAACATAACTACTTGTTGTTTTGGGACTCTGAAAAAATTAAACATATTATTCGTTTGTTAAAAGTTGTGAGTTAAATTCATCAATTCTATTGTACTTTAAGTTATTTTCAAAACTTAAGATTTTAGGCTCACCTTCTCGGACCTTTAAGAAATGCATATATATCATATTTTTGACGGGCAGATTATTGATACCGTATGCATTTAATCCTAAGATCTCTGGGCGATGGAGGACAATTACGTAGTCTGCACTCTGAAAGATTGCATCACTACTTTGTATATCTCTCCTCATAGGATAATGAAGATTTGGGTTTATAAGTCTATCTTTATCTTCAATTTCCCTATTGAGTTGAGTTATCTCTATTATAGTGTTCCTACCATACTTCTTTATTTCCATAAACATTTTCTGCAGATTAACAAGAGTTATTCTCTCATTTTCTGTATTTGTATTTCTAGTTAAAAGAGTATGATCTAATATTATAATTATCCATTTACCTTTTATTTCAGGTAATACGGCAAAATTAATTATAGTAGATTTTATCTCTTCTACTGTTCCTGGAAATTCTACATAGTAGATAGGATATTTTTTTATTTCTTCGGCAACTTTATTTATCCTATTAAATTCATCATCTGATACTTTATATAATTCATCTTTGTTAGATGCACTATATAATTCAGAAGTTGTCTTAGACAGACGATAAGATATTTTTCTCCCTACTTGCCGAGAACTAAGCATTTCAAAACTAAAAGAAAGGATTACAAAATCTTGATGTGGATTATTATCAAATAAATCTGTTTCTAAACTATTAACAAATGATGATTTACCTGAACCAGATATACCACCAATTACATATATTGTGTTGGGCTCTATTCCACCCATACACTGCTTGTTAAATTTAGACCATCTTGTTCTTAAAGATCTTGATGTCCCTTTTCTTCTTTTGTCAATATAAGTAACTATTTCATCAGTAGCTTTACTTATATGTATATACGGTAGTGTGTTATTCAATTTCTGTTCCATATTTAGTGTTATCTACCGTTTCGTTGGCCCTACTATCTAATAATTTATCTTCATATGCTGTCCAGGCTTGTGTGTTAAACCATTTAACCATTCTTAGCATAAACTTTAATGATCCTTCTCTCTTACGTTCTTCAACTTCAAATTGAAGACACCTAATTAGATGATCATGTCTAGCTCTAACACCATTAACATATTTATGATAATAGAGTCTAGCAGTTTTTAAATCAATTCTTAGATAATCAGTAGTACCATCTGTTCTAATAACACTTTTAGGATATTCGTCTACAAACTCTTCAAAGAGATCATCTAGCTTTACTAATTGTCTATAAGTATTACTTAACTTGACATTATTCCAGCCATAATCATTCTCAACGTAACTATTACTAGTAATATAACCTAATTTAATTAGTTTATTAAAGAATTTGGTAATTTGTTCTGATGTGAAATTTTCCTCTAAAAATTTAGATAATATTTTAGTTTCCTTGTTACGAATTAATTCTAATGAAAAATATTCATTAGGACTTAGTTCGAGTCTGTCAAGTAATTCTAAAGATATATCTATAACCATTTTACTTTAATTATGTTATTTTTTTAATCGCTCTTGTATTTCACTTAATTCAATTGGTTTATAGTCAATATTTTCTAAACTAACACAAAATCTATTTGTCATTGGTTTATGATTAAAATGACTATGTCCATGTATATGAATAGTGTTTTTATTTTTTCCTTGCCAATCTTCAATTGGGTAATGAGATAATACTAGAAACTGATTATGTATTTGTATCATTTCACAATTTTCTATTTTTTCAAAATGTCTTAACATTACAGTGACTATTTTACTTCTATCATGATTACCACGCACAAAATATATTTTGCCAGGTAAAGAAGCACATATCTCATCTACTTTTTTTGGATGTAATTTCCAGAAGACATCTCCTAATAAAAATACCACACTATTATCACTAACAGTATTTTTCCAGTTTTCTATTATAGTATTATCATGTTCTTCTATAGTATCAAATGGTCTTAACTGATCAAATGTTTTAATAATATTTTCATGCCCTATATGAAGATCTGAAACGAAAAAATATTTGATATTCTCTGTAAATTTTTTCATTTTAAAATAATTTTAATTGTGGATTAATAACTTCATCTATTAATTTCTGTGTTTCTTTTATATAATATCCATAATCTATATTATAATCCCTGATATCTTTGTGAACTTTGTTGTCATTTAATATGGATACTTTCCTACCAACACAATAATTAATATATTTATTATTATCTTGTTTATCAACTTTAAATAGTGTACCACCATCTGTTGATATATAGAATCTTACTGATTTTTGTAGCTTATCTATTATATGTTTACCATCTTTTAAGTAATGAAATTCATTTATAAATTTCTTATCACTTTTTTTAGCTATACAAAAATCATATATATTAGTAGAAGAATATATAGTGTCTTCTATTTGTTTACCATGTATAAAATAATTATACAATGAATTAGCAATTATAGGTTTATCTATTCCTTGCATTAAAGATAATCTATCTTTTTGTAAGAATATACCTTTTTCTTTAGTTTTGCCTTCTGAGACAGATTTAACAGCAATATAATCGTTTACACTAGTTCTTATATATGCTTCATATTCAGTATATTCTAAATTAAAAGATGTATCTTTTGACCATTCTTTACAAACATCTTTATATAGATCTTCTTTATCTTTTGGTACTATAGTTATAATACCATCTGTATTTGCAGAAGTTACTTCAAATCCTGCTAATACAAGTCTTTCAATTAAAGATAATAAAAATAATTGCCCATTAATTGTAGTTCTTAAGCCTACTAATGGGTCATATAACCAATGATGTTCAAATAATGTTTTACCAAACACACTATTAACACAAATTTTTAATACATCTGCTCTAGAGGTATCTCCTTTTTCTTTAGCTTCTACTCTTTGATGAACTAATCTTTTATATAACATTAAGAATGTTTCACCTAAATGAGCTGGGAATAAATTATAGTTAATTAATATATTTGGGTAAAAAGAAGTAATATCACAATCAATAATTTTTGTGTTATTATCAGCTTTAAATATACCTGGTCTATCATCACTGTGTAATCCACCAATACCTAATTGATACTTTACACCATTAAATACAATATCTTTCTTAAAGAATGGTTGATTCTTATAGAATTTCTTTGTTTTTAATTCAGATAACATATTTTTTAATATATCTGTTTTAAATGTGATATTATCAAAAATTATGTTTTCATAGTGAATTATCTTTCTTTCTGTTCTTAATTTCTTAAGTTGAGAAATTGGTATACCAGAAGCATCTGTATATAGTTTCTCCATTAACCTATTAGCCATACCACTATCAGGTTCTGACATTACATCTATTTTATAATATTCTGTAATATCATATCTGACTTTTATCTTGTCCTTTAATTTTTCATATAATTGTTCTGTTATATTTACATC